GCCAGCAACTTGTACTGATGGAGTGCCTCCACTCCCAAAAAATTGTCTAAAAGCAATAGCTATATTTTTATTACTATCAGCTTTAGCCCAAAATGACAATGTTACTGTTTTACCAGCAAGTTTTGTTACATCCTCTATTGCCTGAACTTTTTGGACATAATTACTTGCGCCAGCAACGCTAGATACTACCATTCGTGAAAACTTACTAGCATTAAATAAAGCTCTTTCAGTATCTGTGCAAGCTACTTGGATATGTGTTTTAGTTGATCCTACATTTACGTTAATCCACCTATCATCACTACCATATCCTGAAATACTCTGACTTGTACCATATTGCCATGAGTCAAAGTTACCATTGATTAGGTAGTTGCGTCTACCTCCTGATTGCTTTGCAGCAAGTGGGTGAGTACCTAGTGTAGCATTGGGGATGACTGGGGATGAGCTAAAGGTTTTTATTCCAGCTACATCCTGATTAGTTGTTGTCAATACAACACCATTAGTATCTGCTACTGAACCCCATGCTCCATTTGTATATGCTTCCATAGCCAGCAGTTCTGAGTTATATCTCATATACCCATTCACTGGGCTTACTGGACGTTGTGCTGTTGTACCTGATGGCATATAAGCAGCTCCAGTAGCCGAGTCTTTTCTAACCAATGTATCAGCATCACTTAGATCCGCAACAACATGATTATGCGCAGATGGGGCAAACGTCGTAGGAACATTTTGCAGCTGACTCCATAATACTGATGTATCATCAGCGCTGATTGTAAGAGTATTTGATACATCATCATAAACTATTGATACATTTGTACCCGCCTTTACGAGAGCAGCCATACGATCATCCACACGCTCATTGGTGAAATATTGGTTTGTACCCTCCGGTATGCTAGACGTATCTACATTAACCGCGCCAATAGCTCCGTTGAAACTTGAAACCCCAACGAGGTTGAGTTGCTTCCAATTTGCCAACGTAGAGGCTGGATTGGCGACAAGCATATAGCTGTTTGTGTTATCTTGTCTGTATGCAATATCCCCAAGCCCCGCTGTTAGCAAAAGCATAGAAGCTTCATCAGCCGGGGTAAAAACATCAACAGTATTTAATGAGCTGATAAAAGATGGATTTATTTTTCCCGTTGCATCAAGAGGGGCATACCCGTTTGGAACACCTTTGTTGGTTATAAGCTCTACATTATCTGAATCAGATGGCTTCCCTACAATCTCACCCCATCCCACATATCCAAACCCGGTATTTCCAAGAGCGTCTGTCTTTACAAATTGAGACGGATACATTGACCCATCAATAATAGATGCGGGGTGTTGGGATGGATGCGTATAATGATTGGCTTGTTCCTCTATTAATGAGAGCTTGTTTTTCTCTAAAGCTGTGTAGTCCTCAGTAGAGAGCTGCTTTCCACTTACTTTATCGACTTTGCCATCCATTCCAAGCGGATTTGAACCAACAATAGTGTTATACATCGCAACCATTTCGGGGTATAAAACATCCCTTATATTTCGTAAAATATCAATAAACTTATCCACAGCTTGCTCCTTGTAATGTGTTACAGTCATTTCCGGTAAGCACCATGCTCACCAACAGATCATTCAGGGCAACAAGATCAGCCCTTGTAATCTCTAAATCTTGATAACGGATAAAGTCATTAAAATGCTCTAGCTCTGATCGCAGCAATGATGCAGAACACTCCGACACCATATAACCATCGATACGATCAACATAGGTACATTCAAATATATAGGAAACAGCACCAAGGTTTTGTACTTTAAAATAAGGGACACCCTGATTCCATCGATCAGAAACTAGATTATAATTTGGCTCATCGCTTTGCAGTAATGACTCGGTGGATAGTGCAACACATACGTCCGTAGTTGTAGGAGTATTACCCCATCGTGTTGATAGTTCGGTGTAATTAGTATCCGTCTGTGAGTAGATCAGCGACATTGGACTCCCCCTCATAGATTGCCCAGTTATAGTTATTTATCTCTTGCAGCATTAGGGTGTGATAGTCACCTTTTCGATCACGGCTCAATACTTTGCATGACCCAAACACAACTGCTTCACGCAATAAATCATCGATGTCAATCTCTTCGATCAATGTTCCTGATGGAACAGCAATAGTACGAATGAAATTCACATCGTCAATCCATCGAAATAATGGCTCAACATTTCCTTGGCATACTAGGCTAAGAGGAACACACCTCTTAGCAATATCACGCATGGAATCCGTAACAGCGTCCAAAAGTGATTCATCAGTGAAACTGCGATCACTTGACAACTCACTGCGGATACGTCGTGTTACTTCCCCATACGTTGCCATGATTATACCGCCAACGCTTTCAAACGACCTATTGCATATTCATGCTCAACACGCAACGTCATTTCAGTGATCATCTGTTTAGATACACCGTCTTGATCTTTGCTGATGTCACCTACATGAGTAGGATCCCAAATAACCGGATTAACATACTCGGAGTTATACGCCAAGATCTCAGTAGCATCGAGGAACGGGTTAAGAATAACTTTGATGTTATTACCATACGCCGTGTTACCGATTACAGTTACGTTGTTGTCGATACGGCTATTTGCCATATTGTTAGACGTAGTTTTGCTAAACAAAATATCATCGAGAGCATCTTTTTGATCAGAACCCATCATGATATAGTTGTATGGCATACCTTTCATAAATCCGATTTTCAAAAGATCACGGATCATGCCCCATGTCAATGTCGCACTTGCCATACCAACATCTGTATTAGCAGTCAAGAAGTGTTTAACACCACCAAGCTCTCCCGCAACTTCGGTACCTGATGTGACACGCTGTACCGGTGCTTGCGCTCCACACAATGCCATCTCGATAGATTTCATGTGTTTGATACGGCTCATGTCCATTTGACGTGCCAACTCTTTTTTACCATCGATCCCCGTAGCTTTCATTTCTGAACGCGTAACACCAAAGGTGTTTTTGAAAATCTGATAGTGATTAGTAGCTGAACCCAATGAAAACTTCTCAGCTGCAACCGACGGAGCACCCTCTAAGTTTTTATTCACGGCACCATCAGGCACGTTCATAAATTTCCATTGATGTCCAAAACCAGGGTTTGTGCGTGCGCGTGGCGCTTTATCCGCCAAACTTGCCAAAAACGGGGTTTCTACCCATCCAAACTGCTTGATCTCTTCGTAGAGATCGATGTCATGCCCGTAGGCTTCGCGTGTTGTCATTAAATCCATGATTATTTACCCTCCAAAGGTTAAACGTATTTTTCCATAAGGCTAACGCGATCAGTCACGCCACCCTCACCTCGTGAGATCTTATCGATCACCGCTTGCCGCCCACCGTCCGAATCTACATTTCGTCCAGCGTTCACCGCATCCGCGCTCACTGTTTTACCAGCAAGCTCCCGCATCCAAAGCAACTCCCAACCTTGTGGGTTGTTCATTGCCTCCGCCTGGGATGGGTTCGTTTTGTGCAACTCTTTGAGCGCATCGTGTACTTTGCCTAAATCAAAATCCGCAATACGGCTTTGAATATCACTCGTAGCAGCCGTGACCGCTTTTTCTTGGCTGTACTCTTGCATTGGAGCCATGAGCTGTTGCAGCTCTTCACGGCTCATCGTTACCGTATCGGCACTTTGAGGCGCAATAGCAGCGGTTTGCTCTTGCGTCCCTTGCTCTTCTTGATAATCCTCTTCCATTACTGCGCCTCAGCCTCGGCTAAAATACGATCTGCTTCTGCTTTTTCAGCAGCTTCACGCGCTGCTTTTTCAGCTTTAGTTTCTTTGCCAGCAGATCCCTTAGCAACAATAAACGTCTTGCCGTCCTCACCGCGCATAAATACCTCTCCGATATTACCTTGAAAACTCTTCTCACCCTTATCCGTTTCTAGCATACCGCTTGGGTGCTTTTTGATAAAAGTTCCGAGATTTTCTTCTTTTTGCTTCGCCATGAAATGCTCCTATTTGGTTTAATCAAAAAACTATAACATCCCCATAGGATGTGTTTTTACACAATTACAAACTTCCCGCTGCCATTAGCATCTTTTCGCGCTCTTCTTGCGGATCGATCATCGCTTCTTGCGGTGCTTCCACCATTTCATTAGGGTTTTCCATTGGATCTTCTTGCATCATCGCCTGGGTAAAGAGTTCGGTGAGATTGGTATTTTCTCCCAACTTCATGTTTACGATCTCTTTGATCATCCCCTCGATGATCGCTGGATTGACTTTAGGATTTTGCAGCAGCATTTGTGTGATCGAGAGTAGATCATTAACCTTAGCCTCTTTATTGATCGTACTTCCAAAATTAATACGGATGTCATAATCCCCGGCATCCCTAGCTCCAAATCTCCCCAATGGAAAATCATTGCGCTCTGTGAGACGGTGGATCAGATCATCGCTGGAATGTTTGATTGCGAGATAGACGAAATTTTTTGCCCAATGATGAAACAGCGTATCGGATATGAGCATAATCATATCCTCGATACGCGGGGAGCTGTTTGCATTGACGATAGATAGCGATGCAGCACTTCTGCGATCACTTGTACTCGTAGCCCCGCGCATGATCCCATTGATACCGCTTGCATCTTCGAGATCTTGTTTGGTGAGCATTGCCAGATCATTATCCAAATCTCCCTGGCTTGGAGTAGGACGCATCATCATATTTGAGGGACTCATCGCCCCCGTCACTTTGATAGCAGTTCCCGCCCCTTTTTTGAGGTCAAAAGGATTAACCTGTACTGTATCCCCAATAAACCATGTTGGATTAATCTTCTCTTCCTGGATGTCGTTTTTTTGATTTCTCTTAATATTGATCTCATCTTGAATCTCCTTTAGTGTCGCGACCAATGATCCGCCATACACCATGATCTGATCTCGTGCGCGATCCTTATCGTGGTGCTTGTACTCATCGATGGCATAGCCATACTGAAACGGGTTACGTTCAAACGAGGCTTTACGCAGTAGCTTCCCATCACAAAACGTGCGGCATGACCATTTTTTACCATCACGACGGATCAGCTCTTTGACTTCATACCGTTTGGAAAAATACGTCGATGAGTCATTACCAAAAAAATCTTTCTCACTGATCTTATAAAACCCGCTTTTGATCTTGGTTAAGATCGCATTGCCGCTCTCCCACAGCCGATATGACAGATATTCAATATCATCGATCCCCGTAGCCTCATAGTCAAACGCAATGTCTTTGATGAATATTTCCCGAGTTCTGATACGATCCGTATCCCAATAGCTGATTACAATCCCCATACGCATAGTGAGAGCCGACCAAAAAGCACGCGCCAACTCTTTGTACGGCTTATCCTTATCGTAGTGATACTTTGCAAGCGTCGTGATCACGTTAGCTTTCTCACGATCACTATCCCCGATATACATAGCCTCGATAGGACAACCGGAGCTAAAAAAGCTCGTGGTAAAAATTGACTTCGTGATATTGATGATGTTACGGATCACCGGGATAAAGAGTTTGGAGCGCTTCGTTTTTTTGAGTCGCTTCCATTGATCCTCACTAAAACGCCCCCTGAAATAATCGTCAAACATTTTCCATTGACCGTGATATTTTTCTTGACGTGCAAACGCATTGTTGATGAGAGTAAGATCCGCTTGATCTTTTTTAGACAGTGCCATAATGTACCCTTGGGTTTTATTTTCCAAAGAGTACGCTACGTATAGGATGGGTTTTAACTATTCACATACTAAAAAATACCAGTGAAAGCCATTTATATTTTATTTATATAAGAACTTAGAAGTATTTAGGGAATGTGAAAAACTTTACAAAACAGCGTGTTTATGGGAGCGTATAGGGTGTGAATAAAATTAAAAAGTACCGTTTACGGTAAAAAAAGTACCGTTTACGGGAAAGTTTGGAGCCGTTTACGGGAAACAAAGTACCGTTTACGGTAAAAAAAGGAGCCGTTTACGGGAGAAAAAAGGAGCCATTTACGGGAAGATATTTCACCCTTTAGTAGCGAACAAAAACACGATCTCTTTAGTTGCGCGATCATACTCATACGTGAAATTCAACAGCTCAAACAGTTGAGGATACGAATTTTTTATGATCTTATTGGCACGCTTAAAATCGCTCTCTTCCATCCCCAACAACTTATTCATCATTTCGAGATTCACACGGATCTTTTTATTGATCTGCTTCATACTCGACAACCACTCATATAAACGCTTTGCATATTTGCTAGAGAGACGGCGTGTTTTTTTCATATCCACGATAGTAAAATTATTATGATGCTGCGCCATTGCTCTAATCATGATAGGATTGATGATCACTTCAAACGCATCAGCATTGAGATTGACCTCCTCGGCAAACATAGACAGTATTGGAACGTGCATATTTTTGAGGGTTTTACCGCTCTCAAACGTGTAGCTGTTAAATACGATCTCCGTAGTGAGCAGCTTGATGAGAGCATTGATTACCATAGGCTTAAAATCGTTACTGCGTATCCCCAAAAACTTCTTGACATTAGAGTACAGTATCACCACCGATTCAGACTCCAACATATCAGGATCATCATGCCAAAGTGTTTGTTGGGAAAAATAATAAATAGCATTGAATAAATCCATCTCAAACGCATCGAGCATGATAACCTTTTGGTTTTCCTCTTTAATCGCCGGATTGCTCCCATCCGTCATATGACCGCGTATGACCGGATTATGTTTATATATTTTTGAACTCATAGCACCACCTATTGCACACATTATAATCCCATCTCGCCTATAAAACTATAAAAAGTCCCACGGCTCACCCCAAGCACCTTGATTATATCCGTTTTGCTCATCCCTTTATCGAGATACCCTTGGATCTGTTTCTCTTTGCCTAGCAATTTGTGTTCTTTATTTTTTGATCCCTTGATCCGTCCCACGACGATACCATTATCACGCTTGGTTTGCATCGCCTCTTTGGTACGAATAGAGATCATATCACGCTCAAACTCTGCGATACTTCCCAATATGGATAACATCATTTTACCCGCTGGATTATTATCATGGATGTCCAGCCCCTCTTTGAGAAAAACGATCCGAACTTTTTTCTCCACCAACGTTTCTGTGATCGCCGATAGCTCTTTGACACTACGGGCAATCCGTGAGAGTTCAGTGACGATGAGGACATCACCCTCCCCCATACTCTCCACCAACTCAAAGATCTCACGCTCTTTTTTTCGGCTGCTGATTGTCTCACTGACGATTTTTTCTACACTCATGCCACTATACGCACACCACCTTGAAATCTCACCCATTTGATTTTCAGCATCTTGTTTTACCGTTGATACCCGTACATACCCTACCACCATCGTAAACCCCTTGTATAATTCTAAAAGGCATTATAATCATACAAAACTTAAAGTTTACTATTGTTTTAATACTATTTAACACTAAAATAATACTATATAAGTATTATTCCCATGCGCCTACATTGTATTTATCATCTACGTAGATATTTTCAAAACTTCGATTGACCACATATTGCAGCTGATACGCCCTGGCATCGATCATATCATCCACACTGCTTTGGATGTCGATATTAAAATTCCCCAGCTGCGCTTCATACATCGCATTGTTTTTGTCACTGCGGTTATGATAGATCTTACGAGCCAAATAACTCGGCTGCAAATTCGAGATCCGTATATTCTTATTCACCCCGCCATGCGAGAGAGGATCCACGGGGATACGGATACCATACTCTTTTTGCGCCACATCGATGGTGTAGAAAAAATCGTTTTGCGCACCCGCTTTCTCGATCCCAAACCGGATAGGGTGAAACTGTGCTTGTACCCGCAATGCCTGGATCGACTTTTCAAACGGATTCCAATGCCCGCTGCTAATATCCAAATTGTATTCATTCCCAGCTGTATCATACCCCACCGTAAAAATACACGTCCTATCTTTCCCATCACTTGCCAAATCCATAGTTGTGTAGATCTTCAAATCGATGTACGGTATCTCACTGCCATCACTTAGCACAATAGCAATAGGTTCATAGATCTTAATATCATACTCACCCTTAGCATCTTTGAACTTCTTGATCGTCACCTTATCGCTGTATCGTATGCGCTCAAAGTAGCGATAATCGTCACGCTGGAATAGCTGCTTGGCTTCGTTTTGCGGAATACACAGATATTCATTAGGAAACGCATTAAACAGCCCTTGCGCCTCAAATCCATGCCGTATCGCTTCGAGATCCTCTTTACTAAAACGACTCTTCCACCTGGACTCACCATTCTCATCATAACAACCAAGCGTGATCGTATCCCATTGAGGATTATCACGTATACGACTGATCAGCTGCTCTGCGTGCATGATCGTACCGATAATGAGGATTTCACCCTCCGGATGCAATGCGGGGACGAGATCCTGGAAAAACCACTCTGCCAACTTCTCACGCTGCACTTTGCTCTTTACCAACTCACGCGACTCAATATCGTCGGATATAATAAATGTAGGACGGCTATTGTCGTACAAATACCCCCGCGGATCTTCACCGGCTCCATACGCTACCACTGCACAACGATACCCACGCTTTTCAGGAGGCAAGTGCGCAAACTCAGGAGAGGAGGCATTGACCACGATCTCGATCATCTTCTCATTCCATATTGCACCACGCCGTATATCCAGGCGCAGCAGTGCAGCATCATCGATCATACGTTTAATGTCACGCAAAAACGATTTAGCTTTACCCTCATTCTCTGACACGATCATCGTGTATTTTTCATGCTTGAAGAAAATACGGCTTAGGATATGGATCTTATTGAGCAGCGTAGATTTACCAAACCCACGCGAGAGGATCACTGCTGAAAATCGACTCCCTTTGTTTAGAAAATCCAAAAGCGTGATATGCAGTTTAGGAGTAGCGTTCTCAAATATGTTAGGGGTAACAAACTTAGCAAATTTGAGCTGATCCAGCGGTTTTAGTAATGCGCTCATTCGATTTCCCTATATCTTGCAAAAGCAGTCTTGTACTGCTTCAAATTCAAATTCAAAAGTCGGTGTCCGATCTTTTTTTATAAACATTTTTTCAAGCTGATCTGTAAAATATAAATCATGCCACGCTGGGCTATGCTTCTCACCCTTGGCTTTTCTTGCTAACTTTAATCTTGTTTCAACGTCCACCATATAATCCCACTCTTTTTTATAGCGTTTCCATATCATATACTTATCGTTGATAGTTTGTTTTGGACATACCGCACACCCAGTACGAGAAAAATGCTGATAGAGTTTATTTTCCATCATATTATCTTTGAGATATTTTTGTACATCGCTTTCAGTCCAGTTCCATTCTATTAATGGGGCTTTGTAATTAAACTCCTCCATTCCATTTGCACGGCTTGTTTCGCTTGCCGTGTAGCCTACATATTTTATGAATTTTGTAATATTATTTTCTTTGAGCCATCTAGTTAGTGGATATTCTTTGGCATCTCTTCTCCAAAAACACGGCAATGAAACTCTTGGAGTGCCTCGGATCATCCCAATATTTTCGCCTTTTGTTGTTTCCCCAAAAGTCCAAAACTCAAAATCATTTTTTGGATGTAAGCGAATAATCTTTTTTCCATATTTACGCTGAAAAAATAAATCAAGCTTATCAATATATTCATACATATCGTCAAACTCTAAGCCAGTATCAGAAAATACGATGTAATCAACTGGCTCACCAAGTTCTAAAAGTTTTAGAGTCATTGCGGTACTATCCTGACCACCCGATAGCATGGAGATGTATTTCATTCGATCTCCACATCCACCGCAAGTGAATCAAACCCCGCCAATATATCCTCTTTGCTGATCATCTTGGCAGTATCGAGCATCGCTGCACGATCCAACATCCTATCTTCTCGCCCCGTAGTGAGTTGTGCAATCTGTACAGCGATCTTCGCATCGTTATCGCTGACGATCTTTGTCGTTTCGTATTTGAGCATGATCATCTCCGCTTTGGCTTCCAGGATTGAGTATGCCAATCCGGATAACTTACCATTGCGCTCGATGTCCACGATTGTCTTTTCGATCACGGCATCACTTGCGGATTTTGCGATCAGTTCTCGTGTAGTGGCATCCGTTACCATAGACGCGCTGATCTTGTTTTGCAAGTGTCCCGCAAAATCAAACTTCTCTCTCCACCTAGCGATAGTAGACTTCGTGACCTCTATATCGAGATGCCCCAGCTCAATACACAAATCACGATCCGTGCATGGCTTAAAATCATTAAATAGCGTAGCCGTACCCAACCATAGATCAAGTGCTATTTTTTGATTTTTTTCCATTATTCTTTCACCACAATCACACATTCCAAATCAACAATAAAACTCAAACAACACATCGCATGAGCTAAATGGTGATGCCCTGTCTCTTGATCGTTTTGTTCACCTATGCGATAAGCGGATATATGACGCAATGCTGCGTCGACGTATCGGCTTAGATCATCTACATTTTTCCAGTTATCAGGACTGTATTTTTGCGCACCGAATGTCAGGACTTTTACCATCTCCATTTCAGCTATCGGAGGGATAAGTCCGTAACGTAACTTTCCAGTATCATTTTTGGTAAACACACCTATCGCTATGTCCATAGCTTTTTGATATGCATCTTCGTGTGGCGCACGTTTACTAACGCCTTTATATTTACTTGGGTCAAAGGCACCTACATCATCCATCATAAACTCATCGAACATTTCTTTTGATGTTTGGTTCATCACTTCCCCCTCTTCTTTCGATAAAATTCAATCGCTTTTTCGCGATACTTACGCAGCTCTTTGTTCTCGTAGCTGAACCAATCATCACCAAGTATTGACTCCTCAATAAGAACTTGCAAGCGTACCATTGCCCAATCACAAAAGTTATTAAAACTCTCGGACTTTTTCTTGATGTCCAGCCACTCTTGATCTACTTCAAACAGTTCCAAGTCATTGTATTTCATTACAAGCCCCTTCATTAAATCCACGAATATACGCCATCTCTACCATCGCTGTTAACTTACTTTTTGTAATGGTGACGTATTGTTTATACTCTCTCTCTTTTTTGCCCGATTGATTCGCTTCCACTCTCGTGCTTGCGCATTGACGTGTTCTCGGTTCTCCTCTTGCCATGTTCTCATCGCTTCTTTGATCTTGGCTTTTTGTTCCTCTGTCATGTTTTGACGGCGTATGCGTTCTTTCTCCCTCTGCACTTCGTGATTCTTCCAGTAGTAATCTCTCGAATATTGGCGCTGGATCTCCCGCTGCTCTTCGCTCAATGTCTTGAATGTACCCGCTTCCTTGCGACGTACTAGACTTTTTCTCTTTATCTCGTTCTTGTGCAATCTCAACTCTTCGGGTGTCATATCTTTGAGGGATATTTTTTTCAAACTGTTGGGGAGGTGTTTTAATATTCGAGGCTTCACAGCCCGTGGCTTTTTTGGCAGTGTCTCGGATATACGCACACAATGACGGCGCTTAGAACTCTCAGCAATTTTGATAAAATTGTCCAAACTCGCAGCCGCTTTGCGATGATCTTTTTTAGGTTCGATTATGAGCGGGGCTTGGGTATCGTTTCCAATCCCTTGCATGATGTTAAAATATACTTCACTCATAGGATGTTGTTCAAACTTCTTCATATCTGCACAGTATCTTACATACGTCATACCATTGCCTCCGCTATATTTTTCTCCAACACATTCAACACTTTTGCAGTTGCCATCGCATACCCGGCTACACCATTGCCCACCATCGCTTCAAAATGTTTGCGATTGAGCTTGTACATACGCAACTCGTCGCGGTGACGATTGAGGATGAGCCAACACAATGCGCTGATAGTTACACACGCATCAATGGGCAATTCGTCCCACGTTTTGATCACTGCTTTTTCTACAATATCCGCTGTTTTGAAATAGACGGGACATTTATCACGCTTTGGCATATAGTTCACACGACTTAAAGCATCATTGAGTTTGATGATGTAGGATTTTCGCTTATCCTCTTTATCCAGCAAGTGCAAAAAGACTTGCAATACTTGCCCCCATAGATAACTTTGCTTCATCGTCTCCACCACTTCTTTGTATTCTCACCCCATTTTCGTCGTTTACATGAGATATAATCAAAGATCAAATACCCAACTGCCACCATCCCCAACACAAAAAGCTCACATTCCCAACAATTACTTAACATCACTCAACTCCTAAAATGGGATTTCATCTTCGGGGATCACTTCGACATTCCCGTTTGCATCGACCATCTCAACAATAGGCTTCCCAGTATAGGGCGCAGCATAACCGCCATCGCTATATCCTCCCGACTCTTGCGCTCTTGGAGGAGACCACAAAACATCGTGCGACCAATCGATCTCCTCACCCTCTTTGACCTTTGTGGCAAAAACAGAAATATTGAGTTTCCCACCTGGTACTGCCGGACATTCGATTGAGCCATTTTTATACTCTGTCCCCTTATCGCTCACCTTGTTCCACAATGCCCCCACCTTAGTAGACGGATATTTCTCACCCTTGCGATTAAACGAGTACCAAATATTAAAATCCGGCTCATTAGCATTGACCTTATCTTTGTTCACTGAAACAGTAAACGTAGCACTCTCCATCATAGGAGGACGCACGATCATCTCCAAATAACTCTTGACCTCTTCACCCGCTTTATAACTTCGTTTTTGTACGTGTCCGATTTTCATGACTCTTCTCCTTGTTGTATAGTTTCCATCATCGATACATTCAATCCGTTTACACTGATTTTAATATCACCATTGATCCTAAACCCGACGATACATTTCACTACTTTTGATTCATAGCTTTGCACCATAGGCTCACCCGCTGCATATCCTTTCGTAACATTGAGGATTTTTACCCGCTTATCGATCGACTTTGTTTTGAGTTTTTCAGCCAGCTTGCTCGTAAAGTTTTGCTGCTTCATCTCATACACACCGTTCTCTTTTGCCCACAACTGATAGTGCATATAGAGATACTTCGTACTCATCACCGCTTTTTCACTGTATATCAACGCGACATCATGGACACGTCGCACAGCATCTTCATTCACTGCTGTTTCGTACTGTCCAAAACACTCTTTGATATAGCTATACACTTGATCTGTCTCTTCGCGGTACTCTTCGGTCACTTGATCCAGGATTGCACTTTGGGTAAATTGCCCTTTGTTTTTTGTCAAACGGATCAACCCCTCAACCGCCCAATTCAGCACCCCACTCATCTCCTCTTCGATGATCTCATTATGGAGATTGCTGTTACGCTCTTTCTCAGGGATCTGAACCTCAAACGGGATCATGATGAGACGACGGATCAGACCGTCGTTTTGACCACCACCCGTGAGCTTCGTATTTGCACTCATCATCAGCTTTGGCGGGTTATAGATTTTGTACGGCTTCTCATGCTTCGGGTTCACCGTGATAGTCGCACCCTCCGCGATCTCTTTGATGGTTTCAATCTGCCCTTTTTGCGTAGCATTTCCAGACAGCTCGCTGGAGATGTTGAGTTTTTTACCGTTGAGAACGTCGAGGTTGTGGTCGAACATATCCTGGACTTTGAGATACGATACATTGGCATCATCAAACAGTGACGCAAGAACTTTGATAAACACCGATTTACCATTTGCCCCCATCCCGTACAAAAAGATAAACTTTTGGAGATACGACGGACTGAACAAATACCCGGCATACTCTTGTAACACCATCTGCACAGACTCATCAGGGATCACACGATCCAAAAACTTCTGCCATTTGGGCATCTTGGCACTAGGATCGTATTTGTACGGCAGCACATAGGTCATAAAATCATCACGCTCATGCGCTTTATGCTGCACGTTCCCCACTTCATCGATGAGGATCGTCCCACCTTGGTGGTTGATCACCGCGTGTTTCTCCCACTTTGTTTGAACATCATCGATAAAATAAGCATTATCCAGGATTGAGTCCATCGCCGGACGTTTAAACGTCCCGTAGTTGAGACGCTGTTTGAGATTGATACGTGCCATCTCCAAAAATCGGTTAAAGGTATTTTTCACCTGGGTATCAGTAGCTTGATTGTAATGTGTCCCGCACCAATACAGATACGCATTTCCATTACGGACAAAATCAACCCCAACCGCACGAAATGACTCATCCCAGTGCAGTACGACATCGCTTGTTACGTGCTTGCGCATCTCCCCCATAAACGTCTTGGAAAAATACTCATACAACACCGCATCCTCACACGCTGTCTCTAGGAGTTCTACCCCTTTGATACGCATCTTTTCATACTCTGCTAGTTTCTCTTTTTCATCTTCGCTTGGGGCTGGGAGTCGTGAGAGGCGCACTGCTTCCGCTTTTTCAGGGTATTTGTTGAGTAATCCATGCGCACGATCCATGATCTTGTTATACGCATTGGACTCTTTATCGTTTTTGAGAGCATCGATAAAGATCTTCATCATCTCACCCAGCTCTTCGTCACGCTCATAATGCAATGGCTGTAACGAGCAAAACATCATGTGCGCTACATCCTCCCATTTTTTTGTCACGCTTACCATGTATCGGCTATTCTTCAAACGTCGCAACAACGCATCCGCCCCGATATGCCCGATATTGATCAAGTAGTCCGTAACATCCGCTTTATTGGCAGCATTAGGATCCAGCCGTCGCCAGTCCACGATCATCACCGATTCACACACACTGCTCAACACTTCCAACGCACGCTCAGACGCACCGACACCCGCAGCATCGTTGTCATGCCATAGGATTACGTTGCGGCTGCGCAAAACTTCACTATGAGGCTCCCATCGTTCACCAACACCACCAAGCGTCAAAGCGGGTACGCCATAGAGATTAAGATTCAGTGCATCTTTTTCACCCTCACACACGACCACTGTACCAAAATCATCGACCATCTCGAACAGTTCCAGCGGATACGGTTTACCCGTAGCCTCACCACGCCCAGCGATCCATTTACCTTTTGCGCGTCCGGTCTTAATAAAATGCCCTTGCTCATCGCGCAGCAACGATCCATCTTCATCACGGGCAAACGCATATTTTTCACGTACCTTGCGATAGTTAAAAACCCCTTGGTAATGATTGATAACCGAAATAGAGTCGTGATACCGCACCCATCCGATCTGCTTGATCGCACACTGCGCAATCTCTTTAGGAGCATCCATCAAAAACGGAAAAAACTCTTGCACCTTTTTAGGGTTATGCTCCAGCATCCACGTCAAACCCTCTTGATCCTTGAGATACTCATCCCGACACTTCGATCCCACCTCGATACTCGTTTGCTCGGATACCAACTTCGCAGCCTCCATCGCCGCCTGCCGCTCATGATAATTCTTTTGCGCCTCAGTCATAGAGCACATCCAAAAATATATGCGCCTACTTGGTAATCAACTTGGTTTCTGATAACTTGTCGTTTATTTTTTATTCCTGAATACTTTGAAATATCAAAATCTTTTAGTGTGTCAATCGTAACAAATTTAATAATATGTTTTTTCTCAACATCAATACTAGGAATATCAAAGTTTGACCAGTACAAGTGTCTATCAATTTTTGAAGTCGGTTTTATAAGAGGTTCATAATATGGGATTACATTTTCTACAACCCATTTAATTTTTCTGCCATGACCTTGTAAAAATAAAATTATTTGATAGAGTGACATATCAGGCAATTTTGCGTTGTAGTTATCTCTCGTGTATTGTGAGTTTATGATAGTGCTATGAGATTGGCATGGAGGGGATGCCCATATAAAATCAAAGTTTCTATAATTTTCCAAAAGATATTTTTGAGCGCATCCAACAATTACAGTATCATTTGGATAACGATCTTTATATGCTTCTGCAATGGATGGATCGAATTCAACGGCAGTCACTTGAATGTCCCCCCCCCATAGTTTTCTATTCCCGCCAATTCCAGCGTATAGATTAAGAACTCTCATAATGCCAAATCCTCACAAATCTTTTCCGCTGCTTCTTTAGGACTGCACCCCACGATCGTTGCCGTAAACTCGATGATGTCCACCATACGCCCGCGCTCCATGCACGAGAAACACTTTCCCTTATTTATTTTCAAACTCACGCTAAAGCTAGGATCACCATCATCGTGAAACGGACACAAACACTTAGGGCTATGGATGTCGGTAAACACCACCCCCAAAAACGACTCAGCATACGGCACAAACGATACCGCCCTTGCTTTTTCAAAAACACTCATCCCGCTAGATCTACCACCGACTAACTCCATAATCTATTCCCCTTTCATTTGCGTTCGAGCTTTTCGTTTTGCCCGTAGTTTCTTTTTCTCTTTGGTTGTCATGAACAACTCCTTTGGTTTGTGAAATCTCCAAACGACCAACCACTACGTGTAGCGTTAGTTCTTTGCAAACTTCATCGCAAGAGCAAAGAGCCTTTCCCAATAGGAAGTTTAAAATCTCTTTGCTTTTTTTAAGTTCTTTTCTTAAATTTTTCTTTGTTGCTATGTTGCGACTTAAAGAAAAATAAAAGATAGGGTAGCAACAGCGTACACAAGGGAGGTGTAGCTATGTGTTGCTATGTTGCGGCACGATATGTACCTACCGCGCCTGCGCGCCCCTATGCGCACATATATACACGGAAAGTTCCGCAACAGCCGCAACATAGCTACACTTGCCCAAAATAGGGAGGTCAAGCCGCAACAGTGCCGCAACAAATGCCGCAACAGCCGCAACAAAATTCCCTTTTGGCAGTGCAAACGATCGCGCGGTGGTAGCCAGGAGACTCACGCTTGCACTCCAAAAAGAGAATTTTCGCAAATAAAGCGAAGCAATAATTCCTTCACCAGCTTTGCTCTCTCAAAATGTTTGAACGACGCATAGCGCAAATACAGATACAACGCATTGACTTCATCACCGGAGAGATAACGAGAGAGATACACCGCGAGCTTATGGGTATTTTTTGCTAAATGCTCCGCTTGCATATACAGATCATAGATCTCATGCTGCATACCAACGTCATAATTAGCATCCACCATCAGTTTCCCATTCTCCTGGATCACCCGCCCATGATTATGCTTAGAGCGCATCATGTTCTCAAAATACTTACGGGTACGATCATCCCGATCCATAACATAATTGACTGATACGTATTTTTGACTCATGCGCTCATCCTCATAAGTGGTGATCCAATACCATGCAAAATAAAATAAATATTCGCACCCATATCAACAATAGTCAAAATATGATCCACATCGGGCTTTGTTTTTCCGTTTTCCCAGCTTGATATTGTCGGCTGAGTCACGCCTAAACGCTTTGCAAATTCATCTTGATCGAGCTTTAATGTAACACGAAAAATCTTAATATTTTGACTTACCACATAAAACCTTTGCTTAATTTATTAAAAATGCCGATATAATATAAACATACACAATACAGCATAGAAGAAAATATGTTGTATATTACAACACAAAAACTTAGGAGTAACTTTGAATGACATAAATAATGTGCTATTGCGCTTAAAAACTTTTTTTAAAGTTACAGATGACAAAGAAATAGCACAAATTATTGGATTAACAGCAGCAAATATTTACGAGAGAAAAAGAAGAAATGCTATCCCTCATGAAGCAATAGTCAATAATTTGCGTGATACAGATGCAAATTTAGAATATATCTTCTATGGGTTGGGTGAGATGAAGATCTCCCCTCGCCTAAATCTTGGAGATGATGCGCCAGTAGGAAAAATTGCAGTAAAACTTTTCCAGGATATATCTGCATCAGCTGGATTTGGATGTCTTAATGGGGATCATTGTGAGTATGATATGATCTTTGTGGATCACAACCTATTGCCACGCACCTCTTCCAAGCTTATTGAAGCGATAAAAGTAAGTGGTGATAGTATGAACCAAACCCTAAACGATGGAGATATGATCTTCGTTGATAAGCTCCAACACGAAATTAAAAACGGCAAAATTTTTATTATCCGCATGAACGATGAGATCTTTGTTAAACGGCTATTTGTAGCCCATAATGGGTTGATCGTAAAAAGTGATAACCCCGACTACCCACAATTTAATATTAAAAAAGATGAGATAGAAATATTAGGGCAAGTAATCTACACAATGGAGTATCACGGATGAAAAAAATTATATTAGCAGCACTGATCATAGTAAGCGCCAACGCGAAATGGGTCTATGTAAAAGATTCTGAACGCTTTACCATTATCAATGATGATACGGGTGAAGTGTTTCAGGAGTTTTTAGGGACAATGGTACGAATGAAATTCACCGATGATATAAAGGTAATCTACAACCCTGACGGATCAGCAAAACAAGTCCTCCCATCAGAAGATAAACGAAATACCCCAAAGAAATAAGATGCTTGGAATCTTATCAATTATAATCATAATGGCTGTACCAGGATCGCTCTATTATGTTGGACAAGAGTGCCACGAAAAAAAATGCTCAAAATTATCAGAATATATCCTGGCAATTTCTATGGCTATTTCATTTTTTGGATCATTCTACTTTTTCAAAAGCATTGGATGGATCGGAAGTTCATCACAGTTTTACTATATCTACTAAGCCCCAACACGCACCATACCAACCGCGGGGATACCACACCGACCATTCAAGCCCCAACACGATGAATTGTTCCCGCTTCGCTCGAAAGAGCCAAGAGCGCCTAGTAGAAAAAGGTGACGTTTTCTAAACGTAACAATCTTGCGCAATTTTGGCGGGGCAAAAATGCAAAAATGATACGCAAAAATACTCCGACCGTAGTAGTACCGTGGCGCGACCGAGGGGTCAAGCACCCCCCGTACAATTTCATCCCAAAATTTCCCAGCCCGTCCAGCCAATATGCCCATACCCCCCTCTTGTTTTTTGGACTTTTCCCCCACAAAACCACCCTCCACCAACACTACCCCACATTTTCCCCATAAATAAGCCCAAATATGTACAAAACAAACGAACGCTTAACCCATACAGATCACAGCAGCGCCGATCCCCTATAATAGGGAGCTGTTTTTGCAATAGTTCATAGATTTATACACTTTCCACTTTTATACACTTTCAATACCATTTTTCCCACATGGACAACATGGTGCTACCGATCTGCTGCATCAGCACCCAATCGCTTAAGGTTACACGCCAAAACGCCCAACCTTAAAAAATCAAGCGGGACGGGACAGATTTCCCAACCAAACCCCCCTCCAAACCCCAACCGTTAATCAATCTTCATATTGAGCGCTCTTGGCTTTGTCGTGTTGGCGCTTAAAGCAGCAAGACAAGAGAACAAGATCCCGAAACCCGCCCCCGCGTTAGCGCTTGCAGCGGCACCAGGTAGGTAGAACGCAAAAAGCCCGGCTACACCATAACGATGCACCGGGCTTATATGACTAGGAAACGGAAAGAGGCTAATCGATCTCTTTGATTGGATTGATATATGCCTCTACTGTATCTTTATCTGAATATGTGCTGTATGCAAGATCCTCAACGAATTGCATTTTGTCATAAGTATCCATAGCTAAATACTCTTCATACTTACTATCGCTAATCTCTATCTCTCCCTGCTCCCATCTCGCTATAAAGAAACGTACTCTCATATCAACCCATCCCGCTGCATCTTCTCTTCAATCGCTGCACGAGCATACGCACTAAACGTAGCATGGCGATGTTTCTTGATCAGCTTCTTCCATTGCTTTGGTATGTCGTACACCGGAGATTGTTTATCCACCTCGATCTCTACCGCCTCAACAGCAACTTTCATCGCCGCACCATTGACCGCTGCATCCAGCGCCGCTTCATTAAACTTGTTCATTATCCATCTCCTCCATCAAATTAGTGATCTCTTGCGCTGCTTTGCCGTCTCTCACAAGCTCTACAACGCTCTTTCCATTTTCCGTCGCACGTTTGTACTCCCCTCGATCTCGTAGGATCGTCTCAAAAATACCAAACTCCTCATTGCTGCGAGCAAAGTCGAAGATCTCCTCCAAACTCTTCCCCGCGAACTGATGCACCCGATTGAGCAGCACAGTAGCGACAAGATCAGGACGAGCAGCACGAAGCTCTCGCAAGATCCCGCGAAACATCATCAACCCACCCAGCTCAAAGCTGCTATCGCTCACCGGAGTGATGATCCGATCCGCGTGCAGCATCGCCACACGATTCACATCACTATCAAACCCTCCAGCATCGATGAGGATCAATCCCTTGTTTGCTTTAATCACTGCCGTAAGCTCATCCGCGCTCTTCACCTGGACGATCGGCAGCTCTTGGATTCCATTGTATTTTCGTATATTATTAAAATACGTCAATGATCGCTGCGTATCCAAATCCACAACCGTGAGACGATCCCCATACGTTTTGAAATACTCGACCGCCAAATTACTAGCGATCGTACTTTTCCCCACACCACCTTTTTGATGAGCTACTGTAATAACCATATCAAACCTCCTAAAAGAATACTAAAATAGTACCATAAAACCCTAAAAAAGTGTTGATTAATACTATAAAGTTGTAATTTGACACTAAAATGATGTTAATTTAGTATTGTTTCAGCTTGTTTTAATGTTAGTTGTATAATACTGTCATCAGTTAAATATATACAAAAAGGATAAACACCATGAAAACAATCATCATGATCATAGCGATCTACGCATCGATCCACGCAGCAGCAAGCTGGGCAACAAACACCGGAACTGCATTAGCAGCACAACACCAAGGAGCAGTAAAATGAAAAAAGAACTAACACCGGAATACAAAAGAAGAGTGCAGCAGTCGATCAATGAAACACAGCGCCTATTAGATAAAGAGCTGTCATATTCAAAAGATCTTCAACTAAATGATGTAATAGAGCGCTATATATTTCGCCTTGCAAAACTTAACGCTATGCTAGAGAGTGGGTTTTTATTTGACTTTGGAGGAATATCAGCATGAATTCTAATTTAATTAAAGAAGTAATGGAAATGTATAATACATACAGAACAAAATGGATAAAAGAAAATGGATCAGATCATGGCTTCAATGAATGGTTTACATATCAAATAAAAAAGGGAACATTATGAGTAGAGAATTATTTAAAGGTAAAACGTATTTTGTAAAATGTGTTTCTGAAGAATTAAAAGATGGATTTCATAGTGTAAAAGCAACAATAAATGATACTTTTGTTGATGCAATTTGTGATTACTATGAAGAAACTATTAGTCATTTAGAACTTAGAAATAAAATATTAGAATCTAAAATTAGTCATTTAGAAGAATCTAATAAATTTAAAGGACTATAAAATGTCAAAACCACTTACTAACAGCACTGCGCCATCGCTGATCGCGCCAAATTTTGAAAGTGACGTACAAGAGTACGATTACGGGCAAATAGTTAAAGGCATCGTTCATGCGTGGATCATCCCTTTTATCATAGCATTTATCGCACCACAATATTCTCTAGTATACATCGCGTGCGCTGGTTTTTTGTATTCTACCGTATTTCGTGATAAAAGCGATGGTTTCTTTGGTGCAGTTGTTTTTTCTATGCTTATTATCACTATGATGGTTATCCCATCATAACTTCAACCTCACCGGACTTAGCAGCGACAAACTCTTTTTCTTCTTAGCTGCTTCCCCTTCCACTTCCTTATCCGCTTTTGGCGGAGTATCATCGAGCTTCAACCCTACTACTTTTTGTTTCGCTACACTATCCATCAGCTCACGACGCTCATCACGATACACCTTTGCGGCATCCGTTTTATCCTCGCCCTTTTCTACCATCCGCACGTATTTATTCTTGATCGCATTGGCTTTGAGCTGCGCTTCATGCTTCGCATCAAACTTGCGTAACCCTAGCGGCTGTGATAGGATCTCTTTCGTATCCATGATCTCCCCGGTGCTGCTGTTCTTCTTTCCCTCACCCATTGCGTTCTTTACTAGGCGCTGCCCATAACGCCCGATAGGTGATATAGGAGGTGCATAGCTCTCCGCAAACGTCGCTACACGTTTAACGACACTCTCCCCAACAGTATCGTACTTGTTCACAAAATCATACCCAAGCGTAGTCTTACCTCCACCGATGTTAATCATACCACCGATAAACCCACCACTAAAATCAAGCCCACCGATCTTCGCACCAGGGACGAGACGACCCGCATTGAGAAACAGCCCATTATGGAGATTAACCCACTCTTTAGATCCCAATAGATTCCATTGACTAGCAGCCCAACCCGGCTTTAGATCATCATCATCGTCCCCAAACCATGCCGAGGCTCCCAAACCGATGAGTGCCGCTTGCATGATCGCAAACCGTACCGGATGTTTGAGTGCAGCTTTGGCAACTACGGGCGATGATTTCCAAGTATAGTGGAGAAACGGAAACAACCCGGATTTATCCAATAGCTTAACACCATCCGGCAGCGGAGAGTCATAATCAACATACGCCTCATTCGCTTCACGAAACGCGGTGCGCTTCTCATCTTCGGTTAGTTCTCGCCCCAGCTCTTCACGCATTTTTTTCATATTGCCCTCAAACGCTGCAAGCTTGAAGATCTTATCCTCCCACTCATACGCCTTGCGCATCCCTTTACCCATCTTAGAGTCTTGTGTCATGTAGAGATTTTTAGCAATCGTCTTGATGAGGCTAGGGCTTCCATTCTCATCCAGGACGAGTTGATCTTCCATATCTCCCAGAAGCGTATTAAGCCCGTATTTGTTTGCCTCTTCGACCAACGCACGAAACTTTACCTTATCCCGATGCGCCATATCCAAAACACGACCCAGGGCTTGCACGTCTCCATGTAAAAACGACATGAGAACATTTGATCCTACATTATAAACGTGGGTAAATGGATTCTTGACCGTCATATTAACCTTAATATGATCGATGAAACCAACCCACCCCTCCCAAGCAGTTAGCTGCTTGCGTGCGAACGATGCCCCCTTGAGAGAGGATAGGATCTCTTCGGGTACATATTTACCCGATAATGCTCCGTACATTTTAACCCCACCGCCCACAGTAGTATCCGGAACCTGGACATATCCCTCTTCTTCTTTGTCTTTCCCGAACTTATCGGCGATGCTTTGCAACACTTTTGCTTTGAGTGCTTGGAGCTTTTGATCTGCCATTGTCTTAGGGATCACATAGCTTGCATCTTCGATCATCCCTTTTGCCAGGCGTTCATCATGCGTCAAGTCTTTACGTGCTTTAAACCGCTTGTCAAAATACGCCTTACCGCTGCCGCTCGTATCGAGGAAATCTTTGTAGTAGCGTTTGAGGTAATCGCTTATCATGTTCTCTTCTTTGAGTACACCCAGCTCTACGAGTTCTCTAGCATTGCTATTGATCGCTTCACGAAACGTGTCATAGACTCCGCGCAGTTCTTGTGGCAGTGTGATCGCATCGATGTCACCATTGAGTGCACGCACCAGCTGCTCGCTATGTTCTTCACTCAACCCTTGCAAAAACTCTTGTGTCTGCTGCGCACGATCCGCGATCATCTGCTTTTGGATACGCAACTCCCGCATCCATTCACTGAAAACACGCTCTGTCTCATGGATTGCAAACAGATTTTTTACTTTTACTTTCTCTTGTGAGGCATTGACTTTGTTCACGACGTACTTATCCGCAGCGATCAGCCCACCTTCTAACTTGTCAAACGTCTTATCGATACTATTCCAATCTTCAAGCTTCCCAAACATCTTATCTACGAGGCTATCATACTGCGCTTTTCTCTTCTTTAAATCACAACCCATTACGCACACTCCACTTCAGCTATAAAATTACCCCGGTTATCCATGTACTTATCCTCAAAATCTCTTAGTTCGCCCGCGACTTTAGTATGATTCTCTCTCGCTGTTTTGAGTGCTTCGTATCGTCGCACTTCTTCTTTCTTGAGATTCTCCATCTTAGCTACACGTTGCGCGTGCATACCCTCTTGGCTCTTCTTAACGCGCGCCTGGACTTCCTCAAACTTTGCTTTGTACTTCTTAGGCTCTTTGTGCATCTTCTCTTGCAGCTCACGCAGCTCTAGCGTAGGCGTTGGATCTTTCATACGTGCTTCGAGATCACGTTGCTTATTGCCCTCGTCGCGCTGCTCTGTTGTTATGGTTGATATTCTGCGCTCGATGGCTTTAACTTCATCGGTAACATTGTTATATTCATCACTGAGGCGCTGGTATTCGATCTCTAGTTCTAATTGTCTCCTCTTAATAGGATCTTTTTCCATAGCTAACATGATCTCCGCTGGACTTGGCATCGATCCACCCTCGTCCACGACTTCCATACGATCCTCTACTTTGGTATCCCATAGCGCCTCATTCCATCCTTTTTTATTCATGACTGTTTTATACATGAGAGAGTCAAACGTCCCCGCCTGGAAAAAGTAGTGTAGGTTTACACTTGCGTTTTGATTACCAAACCGTACCCCACGCCCATTGCGCTGGATTACTTCGGCAATCGTCCAGGGTAGATCGATGTGGTAAATATCCGTCGTAAACTTTTGGATATTCATCCCCTCACCCGCACTCTTAGTTGTTCCGATGATTACCTTAACTTGCCCGGCATCATACGCATCAACAATATCTTGCTTGAGTTGCTGCGCTTTATCGCCCGTAGCTCCCGTCTCTTTACCCGTTCTTGGATCAGTGATCTCCTGGCCACTTAGGATAGCAATCTCATTAGCTTTATATTTGCCACTAGCGATAAGCTTATCTTTCATATCACGGTGTAGGTTTTGTTCCAGGGTAGCAGCATAAACAGTCTCGACTCCCGTTGTCTTATCTACCTTTACATTCGTATCACTTGCCGTATGCCCGGCACTGTCTAGGAATATGATCTGCCCCGACTTCGCATCGATGCCGCGTTTGGATAGAACGAGATCGATCACCTTGGCGATCTTATGATTATCCGGTGTAGGATCAAGTATGTCTGTGATCCCCATACGCTGATACAATCTTGGATCGACACTTGCCGTGATCCCGTTGCTAAATATCCCTGGTATCTCTTTACGTTTCTCTTTATCGGCTTTTGCTTCTTGCATACGTTTAGCAATATCCGTAAACACTATATCGCCCTCATCGGTTTGATCGAGGTAGTGGTTAATCACTTTCTCTTCGGGTAGATCGATGATCTTTTGGCTGGCAAAATCTGCCATGCTGATTCGATTGATGTAGCGATTCATGATCCCTTTGAGTCCAAACGCATTTTTAAGCGCGATCAACCCTTTATCCATGCCCCCCGTCTTAGTAGGCTTAATCCCAAACTCAAAAAACATATTAGCAAAATCACGATCCGTAGTGATCCCATACTCATCGAATATATTATTGTCCAGGTGTTTGAGCATCGTGAAGATCTCGATAGGCTTGTTTGGTGTAGGTGTTGCATCGAGTAAGAATACATTACGCCCATTGTTACGCTCTGCGATGTAGCGGGTTTTAAAACGAAAATCATACGCCATAGCACTGTCGATACTTACGGTCTTAGTTTTCTCGTTCTCTTTCATGCTAAACGCTTTACCCAGCTTATTACCGACAAGATCACTGCTAACCCCAATATTTTTATAGCTGCGTGCTTCATCGGCGAACACGGCATCGATCCCCAGCTTGTCAATCGTGATCGATTTGTTTTTATTATCGGTTCTTAGTACCGCCAAATAGCGCTCTACTTTCTCATTGGCTACTTGTTCAGCACGTCCGGTTAGGTTATCGTTTTGCAAATTCTCTCGTAACAGCTGCGTTGCATAATCGATCTCTTTTTGCAGCGGCAGTTTGAGCGCCTGGAAACCCTCTTTTGAAATCAGCACATAATCGGCATTGGTGTTTGCCAAATCGTGCAGCATCGATTCGCGCTTATCTTTTGAGAGACTCCCCAAATCCACGATCTTCGCATCCGGTACGGCACGCTTGATCTCTTTAACCCAATTCTTGATAACCTTGGACGGCACAACAAAGATCGGCTTTGTAGCAGCCCCTTTATCTTTGAGGACTTTTGCCAACACGATCCCAGCCAACGTCTTACCGCCCCCAACATCATGCGCATTGATCCCCTTACCCTCATAATATGCTTGCATGATCCATTGGATCTGATTGCTGCGCAGTGTGAGTTCTTTTGGCAGCGCATCGAGTGTGTCCTGGATCAGGTACGAGGCTGCGAGATAGTCCGGCTGCACGTATCCGTTAAAGCGTTTGTTATAGGCTTTCTCAAACGCCTCAGTATGCCCCTTGCTTGACAGCCAGGCACGATACTTGTCTTGTACCGTTGCCACTTCTTGCTGTGCTTCGCGCAAACGGTTTTTAAACGAGGCCATTGACTCATCTTGTTTTGCTGAGATAAGCTGCTTGCCGTTTAGGTAATTATCAAAAATATTACCGTATCCGCTTTGCCATTCCTCTGTTGTCTTAGTCCCGCCATTGTCGCGTAGCTTCTCTGTTTTCTTGACCATCTTAAACGGGATCTCGATCCCCGCATCGCTGATCCACTTCTCTATTCCCTTAAACTCGATCTCATCCACCTTCTTGGGTTCAGGCAGTATGGCTTCGAGTGCTTTGAGTTGAAGATCGAGCTTCTCACTGATTGCATCATCGTATTTTTTAACCCCTAAATTTTGATCCCGGATCTTAGTAATCTCATCGATCTTATCATAGATATTGCCGCTGTAATAGAGGATCTTGTTTTGTACGCTAAACTCTCCAATATAGGCATAGTTATCATCTTTGAGCATATCCCCGAACTCATCCATATCCAGGAGCTTTGAGGTTCTGATATTGAGCTTACCCTCGTTGTTCTCGGAGTAAAATAATCGTTCTTTGAGTGGGGATGATTCGCTTATATCTGCTTTACCGCTTCCGGTATAGCGTGTCTGCTCACGGAATATATCACTAGGTATAAACTTATCATTAAACAAACTACCATACTCATACACCTTCTGATCTTCCCCCGCTTCGCGCAATGCTTTGCCCAGGGCTTTATCTTTCTTAGGGTGGGTTTTAAACGCTGCTTTGTAGGCATCGATGAGCTTTGTCCCCTCTTCGAGGTTATTAGCCTCACCCGCTGCTACGATCTTATCCAGGGCTAGGATCTTATCGGACAACCCCTTGTCCGTTAATGGCTCATAATAGTACGCCTTTTGATCGATGTCCGAAAACTCCACTTCACGCTGCGCTAAAACATTGCTACCATCGATAACGATCCCACTACCTTTATGGCTGGTGTACTCAATCGCGTTATCTTGGGCATACTGTTTAAACTCTTTGCTGTTTGTAGGGATAGTCTGTGTCTCATTGGCTGCATCTTTTTGGTTCTCTTTCCCATACGCTGCATAGTCGATCTTCATGCGGCTGTAATCCGGTGTACCCGTGATCTCATACGCGGGACGGCCATAGGCTTTATCGATCCCCGCTTTAACATCGCCCAGGATATTGGACGTATGGTTTTGAAAATAGGTATTCATGTATATATCATCAGCTGTTTTGGTAGAGGACACAAACGCCTCATTGTCACGCGCACGCTCTTCTCTAGGCTCCACACCCTCCGGACGTTTTTGGATGAAGATCACATCGGTGACAACATCGGTATGCGCATTTTTAGAAAACGTACCACTAGGCAAACGATACGCTCCGATAATATCGCCCCGACTCACTACCTCTTTACGAATAGCACCATCGGACTTATCCATAGTCCCCTTGGACGTGACAAACGCCACGATCCCATTATCATTGACCTTATCCATAGCCGCTGCAAAATAGTAATCGTGCAGCATCTTAATGTCTTTACGATCTTTGAGCAGTCCCGCGCCGCGCTCTTCGAGAAACGGTACATTGGAGATGATGAGATCAAACCCTTTGCCCTTAAACTCTTCAAACCCGTTATGATAGTTATTGGCTTTTGGGTACAGCGCATTGACAACCTCGTGATTGGTTTTATCGATGTCGATAGTCGTCCACGCGAGATCAGGACGAAACCCGACAAAATTCCCGCTTCCCACCGCTGGCTCTAATGCAGTTTTGGGAGCAAACCCCGCAACATCGAGAGCGTTATAAATGGCTTTGATCGTTTGATACGGTGTGTAGTGTTGTGTGAGAGATTCTTTAGAGGATACCAACCCGCCCTCTCCGGTGTATTGGCGTAGGATCTCTTTGTCGGCTTCGCTGTATGGCGCACCTTTTTCGAGAATGGCTTTTGCCTGGTAGTTTATATCTCTACGCTGACCTCTTGTAAGTATGATAGGATCTTTGCCCTCTAGGTTAAGATTTTGTTCACCACCGCTTGATACCACTGTGTCGATTCCAACTCCGGCAGCGTTTGTATCATCACTGCTAGGGGCTGCGTATCGTTCCATTGGCTCAGTTCCTTGGGATACTGCATCATCCCCGCCACTGTTCCCAATATCCGATTTAGGTGATCGTACTGCTCCGACAACATTGCTTGCGCCTTTCGTCTCTCCATCGATGCCTCCATCGCGGGCAGCATCGCTTCCCCTTGGGTTACTTGCTTCATCAGGTCGTACCGTTGTTGATCCGGTATCTTCGCTTCCAGCGCCATCATTGCCTCGAATTGGTTGTACTTCTTCATCTTTCACCCCTTTTAGTGTTGTTTTAGTATCTTTTGATATTGTTTTAGTATCATCTAGTATTGTATCACTCTTATTTCTATTATGACCTAAATATACGCTTTTAAGTGCATCGTGCTGATCGCTTCTTAAATCATCCCAATTTTTATCTGCCCACCATTCAGGCGTATTGCTGCCCCATGACTTTGAAAACTCTATCTTTTCATTAGCATCCATCCCATTAAAGAACTGCTTTACTTCCTCAATAGGGAGACGAAATATGTCATATTCTTTTCTTTTCTTTTCAATAAGTGTTGAATATTTTTCAATTCCTATTTTCTGAATAGAATTATTAACAGCATCAATAGCCTCTTTTCTTGTTTTGCCTCCGCCTAGTGGTGCGCCTACATCAGATTCAGTGATATGCCAACCATCATCACGTTTAGTGATAATAGCATTGATATTATTTGAAAGCTTAATTGGTGTTCCGCTTACTTCAATTGCTATTCCATCTCGATTAAATGATTCTATTGTTACAAGTTCTTTCTCTTTGGTAATAGTAGGAGCTTTAGCATAAACGATTTCAGTGTTAGTGATACCTCTATCATTTTTAATCTCTTCAAAATGCTGCGCGAGCTTTTCTTCCCCGGTACGTTCCATTTTATTACGCGCCTCGGCAATAGACTCATCTAGCTTCCAGCTTGTACCAGCACTATACCCCGACAAACGTGATCCCGTGGAATACTCATACAGTTCAGCAGCATCCCCCGCCTGGTTCTTAACAATAACACCTTTGTATCCAAAAGGTAGATCAAACAATTCACCGCGCACTGCACGCTTCCCTTGTGCGGGCTTAAAAATTACCTCTTCTTGTTTCGGCTCAACCGCTACACTTTCGCTATCATTTGATAGCGTTTCGATAGCTTTTTGTTCTTCCTCTTGCTGCTTGATAGCTTCCATTTGTATCGCGTGTTGTTCGTCAAGCTGTGCTACTTGCTGCATGATCGCTTCTTGGATCGGTGCATGATCGACAAACTCATGCGTATTACCATCAAGTGTCTCTTGGATGTGATCTTTGAGTATTTGAGGATCTTTAGCAGCATACGCAGCAGTAATGATCTGCGTGAGACGTTTACTCATGCCCGCTTGTTTGAGTACCGATTCTAGTTCTTGATTGGTACGGGCAAGTTCCGGCGCATCGATAGAGGCTTGTATCGTATCTTCAATGAGAGGCACGATACGCATACCCGTCATGTTAGAGGGTAGGATCGTACCCTCATTGAGCAGTTGAGTTAGTTTCACATCGGCTGCACTTGGCGTGATGAGATTATCCAGCGTAGCACGTACACTCTTTGGATCTAACCCGTTATTGAGCATTTCATTGACGTGCGCCTTTGCTTGCGCTGCTTCTTGACGTACTTCGCCCTCACGCTGCGTAGCCCAGGTGTAAGCTTGCTTCTTTGCTTCGCTCTTTACTTCCTCTTCGACGTTGATCGTCTCACTAGGTTTTTTAGGGGCTGCTTGTGGTGCGCTGGATGTGCTATTGGCAAACCCCATACCACCACCCATGATCCCACCGATGAGAGCGCCCGTTGCAGTAACCTCTCCGACACCTTGCGTGAGTGGTTTATCTTCGGCATAGTTTTGAGACATTTGCCCTGTACCACCCTGGATTCCCTCTTGACCCATTTCACCCGCAAAACCCTTAGCCGTATTAACAGCGCGGCTTCCCACTTTATTCTCAACACCCAACAATGCTTTTTCGATTGTTGTTGATCCAGGGATCGCATAGGTGAGGGCAGTAGTAGCAGCAGAACCCAGCGCAGCAGTACGCGCACGATCTAGTATCTCTTCTTGGGAATACTTAGGAGTCCAATCGGAATTTGCAGCTTGATTCAAATCACCGCGTAGCACTTCGCCCCCCGTTTGACCACCTTGTATTACTGATTCACCCGCAGCAGCCCCACCGATAGAGGCACGCGTAACCCCCGTAGCTCCAATTCCCAATGCACCAGCACCCAATCCCAGCACTTTACCAGGGACACCGCCCGCAGCCATAGCCGGGATTGATCCTACAATTGCACCCGATAGCTGCGAGGGATGTGTAGCATATTGCTTGATAGCCTCAACCGCTTGCGCGATCTCTCCATCTTTTGCTTTGATCGCAGCCGATACGTCTTTACCTTCTTGTTTGTATTGAGGGGAGAGAAGATTGCCATAGAAGTCTTTGACCTCTTGACCATACGATTGAAGAGAGTTTTTATTACCCGTAGCAAGCTGCCCCAAATCTCCGAATGTTTGCACGAGTGATCCGGCACCCTGGCCAAACTGTGCATCGGTATCGAGGATAATTTGACCAATGCTACGGCTCGTATCTTGTGCTTGTGGCTTCGCTTCCACCTTGGGAGCATCTTCGAGAGTGAGTTTTACTTTTTTAGGATCGGCTTCATAGGGTTTGATACCGAGTCGTGACCATACATCAGCCATGAGTACACCTTTTTTTTCTTAGTGTACCCGCTGTATAGGATGGGTTTTAACGATTAACGCGGAAATGCTTTCTTATAAGCAGCCGTCATATCACGAGGCACATAGTAGCCACCGCCCTCGATAGGCAATGCCCACTTCTTTTGCTCCGCTGCGATCTTAGGATCTTTAGCAAATGTGATCGGCATACCGCCCTTTGCCATCACATTAGTACCGCCAATCTCCTGAGTGGTAGTATTAGTGATCTTAGGTCGCTGCGCTGTATTACCATCCCCAATACCATCCGCTACTTGCATCCCATAAACACCCGTAGGAGTCCCACCGACTACAATGCTCTTAGTCTCTCCGGTTGTTGGGTTCATAAAAGTACGCATTACTTTACCGCCCTGGATTGTATCGACATGAGTAACACCTTTGCCGCCAAACCCGCTGCTATCTGATTTATCCCGATAATCCCCGGCGATAGCACCCGTTCCAGTGTTGAAGATTATACCCCCAGCAGTTCCGGCATATTTCTCTTTATCACTTTTGAGCATCGCAGCCGTAGTCGCTGGATCGATCAGTGAAAGTTTTGCATACTCATTGCTCATCTCTTGGGGCATATCCTGCCCTAGTAAAAAAGCATTATTAGCAGCATTAGAATTAAACTTATCATTCTTTGTCTCAAAATCTCTCTGCTTCGTATAATCCTGAGCATCTTGCGCTCTCTTATCCGCATTAGTAGCGAGATTCAGTGTCGCATTTCGTATCCGCTCATCTTCAATACGTTTTTTATCGTCCAACTGTAACTGCCCAACACCCACCATCGAATCACCGATAGATTTTGCCGCACGTCCATACCCGCCCAAATACCCGATGAGAGAGGGGTTAAGATCCAATATTGCACCACCAGCCATCTTATGCCCCCAGTGTTAGTTTAGGAGCCGGGACGAGTGGAACAGCTGTATTAAACGCATCATCTAGCGTGAGTTGTGTTTTTTTGCGACGATCTTTCTCATCATAAAAAGATTGCTTTTGCAAGTCCAACATAGCTTTAGCGGCTTTGCTTTGCTCATTAGCAGCATAAGCACCGCCCAGCCCTCCAACAATCTGACCAAGCCCAGCCAAATTCTTACCATCTCCAAGCCATGATTTAGCACCGGAGGCAGCATTGCCAAACCAATCACCCAATCCGCTATACCAGCTTTGCTCACCCATAATACACTCCTACTATAAATTACTACTATCTTATCGTACCAATGAGATTGCTTTTCACAACTCCAACACTTGATATGCTGCACGACTGCTAGAGTTTAACCCAAACGATGCACCCCCAGCCATAGAACTCCAAGGATCGAGTATCTTTGAACCCTCATTGAGATCCGTCCCCGTAACTTGATATTGCAGCCCTACACTGTAATAATCATTGGGCATATACGGAGCGCTTAGATCACCACCTGGCATAACTGAATTTAGATATATTCCCCCCGCCATCCAATCATAGATCGATCCATCCGAGATCATCGAGTTGTTATTTGCCAAAAATTGCTCTTGCTGCAAATAGAGTTGATATAACTGCTGCCCAGCTCCACCACCTTTTCCAAAATAAGGATCAGATAACCAATTAAAATCCCACGTAAAAAATTCATTCTCTTTTTTCTTAAGGATCTCTTGCTGCCGCCAATAATCCATTAGCTCCTTAGAGAGATTACTTTCCATGTTCTTGATACGATTTTCCAAATCAAGCATTTGATTGATATTATTGACATCCGGTACACGGTTGAGATATTGCGTGATGTCTTGCTGAAATTGCAGCTGTGAGTAAAGCTCTTTGAGTTGCGAGAGTGTAGCGATGTCGCTTTTGATCGAGGGGTTTTTAATATTACCAAACGATTTAACATAGAGATCCTGACCCTCATCAATCGCAGCATTATTGGCATCTGTTTGTTGCTGTAAATAGGTGTTTTGAGCGGAGGTAGTAGCGGCTTCAAATTGTTTAAAAGCATTATCATAAACACGATATATTGGATCAATATAGTCTTTCCCATGAACATTTGAATAGGTATATCCTATAATATGATATTCATTCCCATAAGATCCTATATTATAATAAACACTTGCAAGAGTATTTGCAGCCGTAGCATCATAATATTGAGTATAGGGGTTTTGAGCATTAAAATTACTAGAAAAATAATCTGAGTTAAAAGAGGGATCAAGGGTACTTACATGAGAAACAGCATACGATAGATTATTTACATAAGCTTGCTGCTCAGGACTTAATACGGGGATAGCACCGCCACCGCCACCACCCATCGGGTTATTAGGATCAAAACTCGGAGGATAATACCCACCGCCTCCACCGCCGCCACCATAACTTATATCAGCCATGATTATGCCTCAATAGTCACAGTTTCTTTAGGGATCGCCACCAGCGTAGCGATAGCATTAGTGAGACTTGTTGCCAATCCAGCGGGAACCGCTTGCGTTCCACCATTGAGGATCATCCCCGTCATATCCGCCAAATCGCCCTCGATCTTGATGAGCCTATTATCATACACCGATTGCTCGATCTGATTTTTTTGCGTCGTTTTCAGCGCCACTTCGACTTTGAGCTGCTTGACTTGTTGCTCTTTGATCTGTTTATCAAGATCCAATAAATTTGCAACCTTAAAATCTTGCTCAGCAGCATCACGCGCTAACTGTGCCGATGTTGTGATGCACGTTTGCAATGTCTGCAAATACAGCATTGCGTACTCTTTATGGGTAATACGTCCAGCATCACGCTCTTCGACGCAAAATGTTCTAGCTGCATCCATCAGCTCACGAAACGTATCCAGTAATGGATCTTGATAACTAGGTTTAACCCCGGTGATCCCCTCATCAGTGCTTGCGATACTTGCCATATTATACGACCTCCGTTAATTTTCCATTGAGATAAGTGAGTGTTTTAGTAGTGAGTGTTTGCGCCACAAAATTCACCGTAGCGACAAGAGTGATAGTGCCAGTGTATCCGGTAGTATTGTAGTTTTGTAGTGCAGTAATAGCATTGCCGTGGGTAGTATCAACCCCTTGCAAAGCAGTAATATCCGTATTGATTGCCTGATCTTCTTGTTCCAGTGCCGTAACACGATTAGCGAGATCCGGCACAGCGACACCAGCGGATTGTTGCGCTTTTGAGATAGCGATTTTAGAGCGTGATATGATCTTGCGCAAACTCATCTATACCCTTTATCTATTTTCACTATTTTTGCATAGATATAGGATTGTTTTTAACGACAAACCCCATTCGCTTCTTCCAACAGTTCCGCATACTTCTTCATAGCATAGTAATTCATAGCGCACTGCTTCGCACCCTGAAAACTATCCTCATAGAGCTTATTGCTCACGATGGGCTTTTCTACGCGTGGCGTGACGCACTTGATCACTTGTGGCTCACAGCCAAAACATCCGCTAATACTCAATACTATTGAGGACAAAAGCAGTGTCATTACAATCATTCGCATCGTTATCTCCTTGTATGTTATAGATAGTTTTCACACGATCCAAATACACCGTGTTTATTTTTTGAATATTGTTTGTGTACTCATTCATAGCCGTTTCATATTCTTTGGCGCTTTGTTCCAACTGTGAAGTAATACTTAGTAGTTCAGATTTAAGCACCCTATTATCAGCTTGTAAATTAATGTTTGAGATCATCATCCATACCAGTGAAATAGATAATAGCGATAAGACAACAAAGACCAAAGCTAATTTCCAATATCTCTTTAAAAACGTAATCCATGTTATAGGCTCCATATCTATTCCCCCCTTGGGTCTTTCAAAGCTGATTTTTCACCAAACCAAAACGATACCATCATCCCCACCATTGTGCCAACTTGTGCAAAGTAGATTTGAAACTCAATCTTACCAATCCATACCCCCCATGTACTCACTACAATATATAAAACAGCAAAGAGGTATGTTAGGATTGGACGAACACTATCTGATAGCTTTTTCATCACACCACCGCCTCAAAATGTACGTTGTCATTCGTGGTGTAAAACACTTGTGGCTCATCCACATCCATCTTCACTTCGATATGTACAATCCCTTTGTGATGTTCGATAATAGCTTTGCGTAGATCGTGGAATTGTTCGCTATGCTCATTGAGCCATTTAAAGAAGTGCTTGAAGTCTTTGCCAACGGGAATACAATCAGCAGCCTCAAACCGTAAATGAGCCGACGACTTAGCTTTGCTACCGATAGCAACATTGAGAGTAGGACAGCGAAATCCGCTTGTAATAGAGATAGGAAACCCATACGCTTCACGGATACTGCCCAACAGCTTTGACAGTCGTTTACCAGCGTTTTGATACTTGACAGCTTCTTTGATATTTTGAGCCAATAGGCTCTTATGGTTTGTGTTTGTCAACTCTTCAAACGTGAAATTTTTGTGAAACCCTTGCATTATTGCCCCTTATAATTTGATGCTTGAATAGCCCAAATAACCAACCCAAACAACATCGTTAAAACTAAACCACTCAACGCTTTTGCAGTAAATACTATTCCACTATGAACCCGATCACCATTAGTTGCCATAGGCTCAATACTTTCAATATGGTCACGCATTGATTTTTCTTTTAGTGTAATGTCGGCTTCCAATTTGTCTATTCTTGCATGAGCACGATCAAAGCTAGTCTTAGTATTCGCTTCAAAGTTTGCGAGTTTTTCTAGTAGCACTTCTTGTCTCATTTGCCCTTTAACGGACTCTTCCATAAAGCCCTCAATCTTCCCAACGCTATTAACTAGAATACCTAGAGTAACAGCGTGTTCCGATATAGCAAGTTCAACTTTTCCTAGTGCATACATAATAAACCCTTAATCAATTTTTTCTACACTTTCTACACAATGATTACCCTTACGTGGATCAATCCAGCTCAACACCTTGCACACCACTACTCTCCACTTGCAACACCCATAGTCTTTCTCTAGTAGGTTCTCACCCATACGGTCTGACATAGTTTCCTCTTGACCTCTAAATACCTTACGGTTAATCCAAACGTCAATGATGAGTAGCTTCTTCCACATCACACACCACCAAAAGCTAAGCTATAATTATCTTTATCTTCATCCTTAACCCAACCAAACTTATAACTCCCGATACTCAGTAGAAACAAATTCTTATCAGTAGGACTCTTCTCGTATTGGAAGTAACGGAAATTGTAAGCAGTATTTCTCCAAGTCCATTGAGTAGTAGCACCAAAGTGAAAGTTACTTACAATGTTATCGCCTAGGTCAAACGTATTGCCGTATGCTTTACGTTCTGCACCTTTGAGCAACCATACCCAAAACCAACCTTCACCACGTAGTCTAACTACATGACCAAAGTCAAACGTATCATCGTTACAATCATCATCATTCCAGCCCCATATCAACCAATAGACTAGCTTGTACTCAATCCAAGACACCTTACGTTTCTTGATGTATCCACCTTTGCTGCCATGATAAGGACTGATGGTATAGAACTTCTCATACTCATTAACACCACGCTCTAGCAACCGTTGCAGATATACACCGTTTTGTAGCACATAGTTGTACACAGTGTTTCTAGCATACTTACGAAATGGTAGTGCTACGTATATCCATACTAGCCCGAATACCTTACGGAAGAGTGTGAATAGTAGGATTGATGTGTATTCTAGGTATTTCATAGAGTACTAGCCGATAGAAATAAATCGTCTAGTTGTTCACTTGTCATACCCATAGCAGTAGTGAGAGCGATAAGGCTTGACCAATTACGTTCAATAGAAGTTGCGTAGTCCCATTCAATCTTCATCGCTTCATCGCTACCGTTAGCAATAGCAGTATCAACAGTTGCTAATAGCCCAGCTTGAAGTAAAGCTAGACGAGCCTGTCGCATAGTCACAGTTTTAGGCTTAGCATCCTCTAGCTGTTGTGCTAGTTCTGCTTCTGTAAATTCAGGTTCAGGAGTATTACCTTCAGATAGCCATTGCTTGTATTCTTCTGACTCTATGCTTATGATTTTATAACCATCTGTAAATGATAGGTCTTGTACATAGTTCTTGTTTTGTGTTAATTTATACATTTATTATCCTTTATAATTCTGCTGATGCAGTTACAAGCATAGTCCCTAATGCACTAGGAGAACTATTTTGGTAAAACGAAATATTATCGCCAGTCCCTGCTATAGTAGGCATACCACTGCCTGAAAGCTGTACAGCTGCTAATGATGAAGGAACAATTCTTTTTACAACACTAAAAGAGCTAGTTTGAAATGTAGTAGATGGGGAGGTAGCGTGTACTACTGTAACTTTTTCATAATACCTCTGACAAGCCTGAATCTCTCCACCAAACTCGCCATCATACGGATACCATCCATCAGTTGCTACTGAGCCATCTTCAAGTTTAACTTGAGCTATGTCGAATGTTCCTGATTGCTGTCCTAGATTTACCCAGCTTGGTGATAAAGTTGTCCCACACTCATATATAATATCTAATGCTACTCCTGAGGTATGTACTCCATTTGTCCCTATAGACTTACCCACTATTGATGGTAGTGTAATTGTGAGAGTTTTTTTCTGCCAAGCAGTTGTTAAAGCAACTAGCTGAACACCTATGCCAGCAACTTGTACTGATGGAGTGCCTCCACTCCCAAAAAATTGTCTAAAAGCAATAGCTATATTTTTATTACTATCAGCTTTAGCCCAAAATGACAATGTTACTGTTTTACCAGCAAGTTTTGTTACATCCTCTATTGCCTGAACTTTTTGGACATAATTACTTGCGCCAGCAACGCTAGATACTACCATTCGTGAAAACTTACTAGCATTAAATAAAGCTCTTTCAGTATCTGT